TGGTAGAGGTTCTTCTTCTTGGATGGGGGGGTCCGGCTGTGGGGTGGGTTCTGGTGTTGGGTCTGGAGTCGGGTCTTGAATAGGCTCCTCTACGGGAGGCTCAACTTCCTCTACAGGCGTAGGCGTTGGTTCAGGTTCCGGTGTTGGCTCAGGCGTTGGCTCAGGCTCAGGCTCAGGCGTTGGCTCTGGTTCTGGCGTAGGTGTAGGGTCGGGAGTCGGAGTAGGCTCTGGTTCTGGTTCTGAATCCAAAGACCAAGAACCACCAGATAACTGCATCGTGTACGTGCCTATATAATCCGTATCAAAAGCGTCAGCTCTGAACTGGTACGTTCCTATGTCCAACGTAGGCGTAAGCTGGCTATCCCAACACATGTTGCTCCCATCGTTATGAGTGGCAGAGTCATCATCATCCGCAACTAAAGTCAGTACCCCTTCACTATCAACACTGTACAACCAGATGTGAGGGTCAGCAGCATAGGCGTGAGGTGCGTTATCCCAATCATCGCAGGTCATAGACGTAAACGTAATGGCATTTATCGGGGTTTGATCCTCAGTTATCTGTAACGTGAACGTAGGACCAGCCTCAAATTCATTAACCCACACGGTGCAGCTTAATAAATCATTTTCTTCATCCTCTACACAGGTCGTTACGTTCTGTGCTTGCGCCCCGATAGGGGATATGAACGCCATGACAAGCATAGAAGCAAACAGTATACGTGACATGACAAAAAAGAATCTAGCCATACTCCTAGAATACAATTAGGGGCTAAGGAACGATAGAAGGTTTGTCTGTTTTCTCAGCGATACGACTTCTGCTATAAGCACCACAAGTTTGACATTGCATTTGAACATAACGCATAGTCTTAGTTACCTTGTACCCACGACGCATCATGTGTGTGCCTCCGCAAGTAGGGCAACCATCTTCCTCCGTGTACATGTTGTTGTTCGGATGGTTAGTCATCCAAGGTCGTAACGTTAAGTACACTTCACGCAACAAATCAACATCCTGACGAGCATACTTAATCATTTTTTTCCATGACTTCATATCGCCACGCATACACCCAGCCCATAGCTGGAACCCACCTGTCTGCACTTTCTCCCCAAGCCCAAGATGTTTACCCACATGATTCAAACGATTTGAATTAAACATAAAGTATTTACGAGCTACCTTTAACGTATCAATAGAAGCCACAGGTGTTGGAGGTCCAAGCCCATGCTTCACAAACCTAGCGTTAGCTTTACGCATATCAAACTTATCCCCATTGTGGGCAACTACAATGTCAGCTTTATCAATTAATTCCCACAACTTAGTAACAACATGCACATCATTCTCAGGGTCTTCCACATACGACTCAGGGAAATCAATAAGAGAACAAACATGTGTCCGCTTCTGCCCTTCCCACCGATAAGACACACACATCATGTACCATTCACGCTGATGCTCAATCACATCTTGCTGGTACTGCCCCCACACATACGCTAAGTTGGGCGCTGTTTCAATATCGTAATACAGTATTTTGGTCATACACCATTCTAGGGGACAGTTAGTAGGCGAAGGGTGCATACCCCTTCCCACCAAACGCCATCGTCAGATAATTTCTCTGCTGACATTTGTATCTGGTCAATAACTACACTCTCTGAACGTGAACCTTCCTGATAGGTAACAGTTTCTTTACTAACCATAGCAGCACGCAACGCTTCATACTCTGATTTGGTATCATAAGCTGCTGCCGAACCCATGCCACGTGATGTAGCCACCCTAGATTTAAGAATAATAGGGACAACAACCTCATCTACCCTTGTAGGAGCTGCGAATGCTTCTACTCGCCATGATTCTATGGTGGGTCCAGCAGTTGCCGATCCGGTACTTGGGTTAGCTACATTATCCCTTCTTAAGTTAAACTGTAACCTGAACGACTCAGACAATGCAGGAACCAACTCGGTCCCATCAGCAGCAACAACATTGATTTTAGTTTTGTTAGCTAAAGCAGCAGTAGTAATAGAATTATTGTTATCGTTCGTTACCGTAGCAGTTATATCGCCACCTACTGTAGCTGTTTGACCTACCCAAAACTCATCCTCATCACTGTAAGTTACATTAGCATCAGCCCAAGTACGTACAGCACCTACAACAGAGTCTGGTGCTGACCGTATCTCAAGGGTTCGGATAGTTTTATTAAACTGGCTGTTCCATTTAATGTCACCGATACTTATTGTGCCTGAAGCAACCAAATGATCTTGGTATTGTGGTCCTTGCACACCGTTACCTGCGTCTACAAAATATGTTTTACCACCTGACCTAGCAACATACGTAATGTTACCTAAACTATTTCCATCCCCAACTGATAACAAGTCACTAGCCCACGCAGGCACAAGCGTTTCAGTGAACCGTGACAGATCAGCCCTATATACTTTACCTGCACTACCACCGAACCATACAAAACGTTGATCCGCTACTAAACTAAAGGCTTCTCCAGCGTCTTCTATGACAGGACCATACGATATAGAACCCCTGTTCGTATCTATAGCACCTAAGCGTAACCCTTTGCTTGTCGCAAGCACCACAAAACCACCGTAAGAAATCATGTCATTAATTTCTTCGCCTCTAGGCAATTCAGCTACTTGCTGAGGTTCATTAAGCAACCCGTCAGCATCATTAATAGCAATAAAACTTACAGCTCCTGTTCCTGCTGTGTTACTCGCAGCGTAAAACCCTGCTGGTCCAGCAGATACAGCAACCCATTCTCCGTCAAGTAACGTAGAATCTAAACTGCCTGATACCTTAACTCCACTTCCATTGTCTTCATAAATGTTTTTGCCATCTATCCCAAACAATCTACCGCCTACGACACGTAAGTAGTCAGGGTTCAACGACCCGTGATTAGTTGGTGCTGTAGTCAGACCTAACGTTTGTTTAGTTGGGACACGTGCGCTTCCATACGCTATGTACACCTTAGTTCCATCAGACGTAATATCTGTAATAGTTGAAGCGCTACCAGACGCAGGAGCGCTCATCGCATTCCATGTAACCGCACCATCAGCAGCACTAAAGTTAGTCGCATAATACAACGAACCAGCAGACGCAACATACATAACGTCAGCCCCCGTACTAACATTACGAAACACTTTCATAATAACGTTCGTTAAAGACAACTCATTGTTCTTAGTCTCCGACAAAGGCAACAAAGAAAACTGACCCTCAGTCCACACATCAACACCCGAAGACGTATAAAACCTACTCCTATTAGACTCAGGCTTATCAAAGAACTGTTGCCCAGCACCTAACGCCCAATCAGTTTGCGACCTCAACCAAAACTGGTTATTAATAGACTGCTCGCCTGCCTCACCAGAACTATCTCGCTGCTCACGCAACAAAGGAACAGCCGTTCTACGGTACTGTTCTGTCTCAATACTGTAAGCATGGTCTGTATCCCCAATCGTTAAAGTGACTGGCAAACGCTCAGCTTTGTGGACCATTTAGACCCCTCTATAGTAAGAGGTTTGTGTCTTCCCACCTGACCGCATCCAATACGTAGGGTATTGAGTATCTAACCTAGTCGCTTCAGCACTTATCCTAGTGTCACGCAACGACCTCAAATCACGCATAGAAGCAGATATAGCACCGGCAGGAACCTCATCCGCTCTACGACTAGACCCCTGTTCGTCAATGAACTCTCGTCGGACAGGTCGGGTAGACATCAACCTAAGAGCAGCCCCCAATGAAGGCAAATCATACGCTGATGCGTGCAACCCAACCGTACTTAACGCAGTAGACGTAGCAGCTAACGCAGTAAAATCTGTTTTATATTGGACTCTAATCGCTTGCCCAGAAGAAGCATCATCGTGAAGAACCAAAGCATACCCTGATGCGAAAGAACTTGTTTTACGATCTCGTCGCAAAGTCCACGCAGGCAAAACCGGCTCTGTATTCTCAGACCCAACATCTGTATACGTTACTTGATACACAGATAAAATGTCATCAGTTACGTCAGTCAAATTATAACCATCTTGAGCTATATTGTAAGTAAACTCAACCGTCTTCATCTGATACAAACCATTCTGAGGTGACGATAAATCAGCCAACTCATCGTTGATAGCGTTCAACACAAGCTGTGCAGGGAACTTAGGATTAACAGTCACTAAAGCACCTGCACTATGAGCAGCAGCAGTAGTACCCCTAAACCCACGCTGAACCGTAGCATTGTTCGTCGTAGCATTCATACTGAATATGTACATCAACTCAGTACCTATTTCAATAATAGAACCAGCAACAATCCCAGCAGTATCATGTGTAAAATTAACAGTTGTTTCACTGTCATTTAACAAAGTCCCTAACGTATCGTATTCCTCAACATAATCAGTAAGAAGTAAATTCTTTGTTTCATCTATCCACGTTTGAGCAGTCATAATGCCTCAATACTATTCATAAGTCTTTCGCTTTCTTTCCTGCTCGCATTGCTGGAATACACACGACCTGCGTTAATCTCACTTTTAGTCTCAGCATGTTTCTCTAAATGAGCCGACCCATTAATAGACTTAGGCTGCACACCGCTGTTACGTAACCGTTTATACGCAGACATGTCAGCATCTTTAGCTTTCTCAGCTTTCTTCGTAGCGTCTAAATCAATTACAGAGTTACGAGAAGGCATCGCAGAAGGAGCCACATTAACTTTAGAGATCATCTTGTACATAGCCTGACCACATTCAACGCAATGAAATGAATGCTCATCATGGAAACCATGAATGATCTCCTCAACGTTCTGACATTGTTTGCATTTGTAATCGTATCTAGGCACTTCCAACTACCTCCGTACTGTACCCAGCAGTTGCTAATGCGCTCAGTTCGCTGCTCGTTAAATCAGTGGGGGATTCATGCCCACCATATAGCGTTCTTGAAACTGTACTCATATCTGCCGGTTGTCGGGTCGTCACCGACCCATCGTTTAATATAAATATATTACGCCCTTTTGCTGTCGGAGTATAGAATCTGCGTAGGTTCCTCGCTGGACTAATAATCGGGTACTTCGGAACGTCTAACGGCGATAGTATATTTTCTATTACTGGAACGTATTTATTCTGCAATGATAAGCTCTCAACTGTTGATGAACCTGCGATAGTTTCAACGCTTATACTCTGATCCATTTGCACGGTCACAGATGGCGTAGCAGCCGTTGTAACCACAGTAGAGGGTTCTATGCTGGCTGTCCCTGTAAGCGTCGCAGAAGGCGTTGTAGTAGCCCCAGCGATGACGCTAGCAGCAACACTAGCCGTACCCGAAATAGTCGCTGAAGGCATAGCGCCAACACCAGCGATAACACTAGGGGCTATGTTCGCTGTACCTGAAATAGTCGCTGAAGGAGTTGTGGCAGCAGTCGCTACCACAGAAGGTGCTACATTACCTGTTCCTGTTACAGTTGGTGCAGGTGCAGTTGTCGTAGCTGCAATTACCGCAACGGCAGCAGTCGCAAAGGCTGTCACGGTCACAGCCGGTACAGCAGCAGCGCAAGCTATCGTTGATGGGCTTACTGTTACTGTTGATTCCCGATATGCGCCAGAGTTTCTGTAGTCTGTTGAGGTACGGTATGCTACGCCAGCCACGCACTAGCCCTCCAATGCTTCTTGCGGTATATGTTCTCCCATTACTCTGACTCTTCCTCCGTTATTGGAGGCTGCTCATATTCAACTACCAACTTACCATTATTGTCTGTTAAATCGCTTTCAATAATTGACGGATCTTTACGTTCCCCAATCACCATCCAAGAACAAACTGCTCCGTCAGGCCCAGTAATCGTTAAAGTCTTACCTGATAGCGCCCAAGTAACCGCATTGCCAGAACTAGCAACGATTGACCAAGGATTAGTGTTTAACGCTTCCCATGTACCATCTGTCATACCTGAAACAACGTCAAGGTCTATTGATACAGAGCTTCCACTAATTGTGGCAGTTCCTCTATAAATGTTATCCGCTGTTGGTCCTTCAACAAATGAATGCCTAAGTCGCCAATCCCCACCTTTAGTTGGATGAGGTATATCAAACGAACCAGAAGATTTACTAAGCGAACCCCCAACTGTTACACCTGATGAAGTTACTGTCAATCTAGGAGTTGAAGAGTCGCAGAAAAAAATGTGCTTATTCGCATTAGACGAATCATTATCTGCGTACATGTTGTATCCTGCACCAGAAGTTAAAGAAGAACCTGATCGGAACTCCATAATTTCTCTACCTGAAGACGTTGAAGATCTTATACTAAAGCTATGGTTGCCGTAAACAACAAACCTTCCCGAACTATTGACACCAGCTTTGTTAACTCCGTCAATAGCAAAGTAGATATCCCTACTTGCTGAATCATGTCCAATCCACATAGCGTCACCGTCAAGGCTTATACCGCCTTTATATCCGCTGCCGTCAATCGTAAAATGCCCATCCCAGCCATCATCACTAGGGGTTACATCAGAGTTACTACCGCAGGCAAGGGAAATGTCAGGTAGTTTAGCATCTCCAATAGCGCTACCTATATAAACTTGACCATTAACGTTAAGATGGTCCTCTGACTCATCCCACTCCATGTAATTACCATCAGTAGCACCAAAAAACTTAACATCATGCCCAGTGTCGTTTTCGCCAACAGTCACCGCACCCTTAAACGTAGGAGAAGTATCCCACGCAGACGTACCAGAACCAGTACCCATAAGCACAGCATTAGCAGAAGGGTTAGAATCAGTACTACCCAACTTAGTCTCTAACGCAATAATCGCACCAGAATGATTCGTATGAACAACATCATGCTCCTTACCAGAATCATCCATCTCATCCGAAGAAGCAATCGTCGGCTGCTGAGTTGAGGTATCTAAACTACTAGGGAAATTTGTAGCCATTTAACCCCTATTCATCTCCGTAGAGAGTCTCCTCAGAAGCAGTTTTACGACCAACAAGTGAGAAAGAACTATCCCCAACCTTAGTAGCAGCCCAACCTTTAAGCACAGATAACACGGCAGCGAAACCAGAAGCTGCAACAAGTTTCCAATTACTTACACCCATCTCAAGGAAAGAGTTACCACTAATCGTAGCTACCGCTGCTTGCACAAACGTCGCCCCACAGCGCTCAAGTAAATCTAAATATTCTCTCATCTAAGTAAAGCCTTCCACGTATTAGGACCAACGACCCCATCAACATATAATAGACGACGCTTCTGGAACTCCACAACAGCCTTCTTCGTGAGTTTCCCATAATCAGAATCAACCTTATACCGATAAAATCCTTTAGCAGCTAACAACTGTTGCACTACCTTAACAGCAGCCCCCTTAGAACCTTTCTTTAAAGGTCGGCTAGTAACAAGTTCCTCTATCTCAGCAAACGCAGCAGCAATCCCTTTCTTATTCTGCTTCACCGTTTTCTTAGCTTTCGTTCCCTTCAAAGCAGGCGCATCAAACCATTTAATCTTGCCTTTAACTACACGGCAAGGCTGATGATGCCACCACTCACTAGGAATATCAGCAACAATTCCATAAGATTTAGCAATGGTGTTCACTTGAGAAGTACTAATCCCACGACCAGTAATTCTAAAATCAACAGCATAACCCCAATCATCAAACGCAGATTGTTGCATGTGGTAGCTTCCTTGGAATCCCGAAGAAGTTATTCTGTCAGGATTAGCAGCTAAGTTAAACCCAGCTCTACCGCTTTTGTAACCGTCATAAAGATATTTTTGTTGAGCATAGGTACGAACTCCAGATACAACCTTGACTTTACCTGCGATTTTATCGTCGCTAAAGAACGCTTCTAACCTGCGTTTAAATTCAGGGTGAAGTAAGGATGTGTTAACATGGCTACTCGTCGTCGGTATCATCTGTTTCTTCTAGCAACTTTCTAATCTGTACTGCTTGTATGCAGACTTTTAATTCTACAGGGAATTGTCTTTCTACTTCTTGTAGTACCTCTACTGGGCTGAGTTCCATTGTTATCCTTCCAATGTTAAATGCAATGCACTATTAATGTTAGCGCATTTAGTAATCTAATGTTACAGTCAAAACAGGTTTATTAGTGTCGGCTGAACCATCGCACACAGAATAAATATCAGAAGAGCTTGTGCCACCACTACTAGCTATCCAACCACTTGATTTCTCAGACACCCACATTTGTTTAGTGGATACATGCGTAATAAAATCAGTTAGACCAGAAGAAGGTAACGTTAATACTTTAGAAGCGCTTTGCGCCCAACTTTGTAAATTAGAAGCAGCAACGGTTTGCATGTTAGTAGTTTGCACATACGAACCAGCGTTGTAGCTAGACATAGCAGTTCCATTAGCTTTATTGTGTTGTCCTACAAGTAACGTTTCACTTGTAGAACCGCTAATAGGATTAGTACCACCAGTACCCCTATATAACGTTAATGT